CCCGGTTTTTTTCTAGCTTGTTGTCCTTGTTCTAAAATATCATCAACCATGTATTTTGCTTGTTGATAATAATCAGTTGTGCCTTCTAAATCTAATCCTGTATCTTTAGGTCTACTGGGATCTGTTTTAGCTAAATATCTTCTAAATAAATTTATTGCATTACTATATGCTTGTTCTGTTGGTTTAAATCTTTGAAATGCTTTAAAGAATCTTGATCTTGGTTCGAACGCTCTATAAGTACTACCTACCCAACCTTGAACTCTATCTTTTAAAAGTTCTTGTAAATCTTTAACACCAGATTTTAAATTTTTTTTATCTGATATATTTTTATTTAAGTAACCAATTAAAGTAGTAAATTCATTTCTAGCATTATCTATTGCTCCAACTATTTTTTGTCTTGATTGTGGATTTAATTCTATGTCATCCATTTGTCTGACAATGTCATCCATACTTTTTGGATTAATAGGTTTACTAATATCTCCTTCGAATAAAGATTTATTTAATAAATCTAAAAATTTATCTTTTTCTTGTTTAGTTGATTTGTTAAAAATAGTTTCCATTTCAGGAAATACTTTGTCTACTTCTTTTGTAATTGTATTTACAATTTCTTTTGCAGCATCTGTATCTCTTGCTTTTAAACCTTGTTTGGTCATTTCAGCTGCAAATACTTCTTCAGGTAAGTCACCTCTTGGTCTAAAAGGTGCACCTACATATTTATTAATCCATCTTTCAAATGCACTGTCACTATAAGCTAATTCTTTTCCTCTTTGTGCTAATGCTTTAGCTCCTTTACCAACACCTGCAATAACTGGTGTAACTAATAATGATTCAGAACCAAATTTAACTCTATTTAATAATCTTCTAGATGCTTCTTCTCTACCATAAGTTTCTTCTCTATCTAATGCGGTGGGTCCACCAAATAAATCTCCAAAGCTACCTATTTTATCTGCGTCAGTTATAAAAGCTTCTCCCGTTGCACCACCCATAATACCTGCAACAAATTTTCTATAACCTGCTTTTTTATTTAATTTTTCTACTTCTTCTAATGCTCTCTTAGATTCTTTTCCAAACTTTGCATAAGTACCTGCTTTTTTAGCATCTAAAGCTTTTTGAGCTAATTTAGTACCTGCTTTAAAACCCGCAGTTCCCGGTATACCTATTTGTGTAAATACTTCTGCTAATTTTCCAATAGTTCTTTCTTCTGCAATTTCTTCAAAAGGATTTATATCATCAAAAAATTTTTCAACAGATGCAACTGTATTAGTGTCTGCACCTAGATCAATTAATTCTGCACCTAATGATACAATACCTTCTGGAACTTTTATTAAACCTGATATTAAACCAGCACCGAATGCGCTATACCAACTAGTTTTGCTGTCGGCTTCAGCTGAGTTGAATGGAATTAATTCCGCCATTTATTGTCCTATGCTCCAGAGCCACCAAATGGAAGTTCTTTTGCCTCTTCTTGTAATTCTTTTATTTTTTTCTTTTGTTCTTCGCTAAAATAATTAATTTCTTTAGGTCCTTTTTTAACTGTTTCTCCTCCTGGAGTTGTTTCAATAATTTCAGTTATTTGTTCTTCTCCTCCAGTAATATCAACCGGTGTTAAACCTTGTTCGGTTAATAAATATGCTTTACCATCATTTACGTTGTAGTATATTTTTTGTGCACCACCTGCTTTAATTTTACTTTTCATAACTTTATTTATTCTTTTCTCATCGTTAACGTCGACATCAATATGACCACCAACTTTACTTTCTCCAAAGTTTTCAGCTATTTTTTGTCTAATATCAAATTCAAATGTAGCTCTTCTATTTCCTTTAGTAAAATCATTATCATATTCTTCAGCAAAACCTGGAGTATATTCTTGTATTTTTTCAGTTGTTGTTTTTTGTTCTAATAAATCTGCTTCTTTTAATAATTTAGATCTTGTTTCATAGTCTGCTTGAGATTTTTTAGATTGTAATTCTAAATCTTGTAAATATTTAGCATCAGCTCTTTCTTTAGCAGCTAAAATTTCTGCTTGTGATAACTCTCTATTTAATTCAGCTTGTTTATCAGCTAATTCTGTTTTAAATAATCTATCTCTCTCAGAAGCTTCTAATTCACTTCTTTGTTTCATAGCGGCCCCTGTAGCCTGAGTCCGGATGCTTCTCAAGAAATCATCTTCTCTTTGTTTACCAGCTATTAAACTTTCAATTGGTTTTTTAGCTGCTGAAATTAAATTAGCAAATGTCCCACCTCCAGTTTTTGTTGCTGCTTCTGGTCCATACTCTAATAAAAATTGTGTTACAGGATCAAACCCACCTCTAGGTCCGGCTGCTTCTAATAATAAATCTATGTTTTCTTTTGTCATAGATTTTAAATCAGGTAAATTCATTTGTGGAGTAGTATTTACTTTTTCTTCTAAACCGAAATCTGTATTGACACCCATACCTCTTTGTCCACCAACAAATGGATTTTCAGCATGGTTTTCTCTATCAACAATACCAGTCATAATACCTTCGTTGACTTGACCACCTTTTCTAAACATAGGTCTTCTAAATACTTTACTCATATTAACTCCCCGGAAATGCTCTAAATAATCCAGCCAATGTAGCACCTGCACTAATTCCAGTTTGAAGTGCGCTTGGTGATGGAGATACTTGTTGCATACTTGAAGCTGGATATCCAGCGATTAAACTTGCAACACCTGCACCATATTGTTGTGCAGCTGTTAATGGTTGCATCATTTGTTGTTGTGCTAATTGTTGTTGAGCAGATAATTCAGCTTGTCTTTGAGACTGACTCATTCCACCTAAAGTACTTAAACCTGCAATTTGTGAACTAGCTAACGCTGGAGCTTGTTGAGCTAATTGAACATTTCTTGCGTAATCTTGTTGTGCTAATTGTTGAGCTTGTCCAAAACCTTGTTGTAGTAATTGTGCTTGTAATGCAGCTCTGTTTCTATCGGATTGTGCAGCATATTCTGCTTCAGCAACACCTTGTCTTGCTCCACCAAATGCACCTGCTTGATAAGCTAAATCAGAAATACCACCAAAACCTTTTTGAGCTTGAATATCATATTCTTGTAATGTTGTATCAATTATATCTCTTTGATATGGAGACATATAAGCTTGGTAAGCTGTTGGACCTCTTAATGCTGATGCTTGTTGTAAATAAGGTTCATAAGCACCAAGTCCACCTGCTTTACCAATTGCTTGTTGTTGTAATGGATCTAGACCTGCAATAAATTGTGGTCCTAATGTTTTAGATAAGTCGGCACCTTTATAAGCACCTACTCCTTTTTGTAAATCTGTTAAATAAGTTTTACCTGCAGCTTCTATAAACGGAGCAGGTTTAGTTACTTGTGTTACTACTTCAGCCATTATACTCTACCGCCTTTTTCTAATTTTTTCATCATGTCGTACATACGTTGTGCTCCTTTATTAACATTACCATCACCCATTCCTCTTACAGCATCTGCTGTGAATACAAATTCATTGTTGGCTAACATTGCAGGAATGTCATCTGCCTTCTCTTTTACACCAACTGGAGGAATAAATCCACCTGTTTCTCTAAGGTCTAATTCAGTTACTCCTGCAGGGTTTTGATTTAAAGGTAATCCTTCTATTCCAGCTGCTTGAATAGCATTTTGTTCTGGAGTACCACCCATAGCTTTTTTATCTCTAGTTTCTTCCATATATTTTTTAACAGCTGAACCAAAATCATATCCTTCATCCATTAATTCCATAACTCTTTTATATGATCTACTATATAAATCATCTGGATCTTCAGTTCCATCACTATACTCAACCCTACCACCTGAAGCATAACCACCTGAAGCTGAAGTATATTCAGACACACCTTGTTCTACTAAAGTTGGAATTTCTTTTTCATCATAACCTAAATTTCTATAACCTGATTCTAAATAACTTCTTAATGCACCTACATTTTGTGTAGCTGCAATTGCATCTTCATCACCTTGTTCTGCTTTAGCTAGAAGTCCACCTAATAAAGTACCACCGGCCATAACACCTAAAGTTTTACCAAATGTTTTTTCTCCTTTTAGGAAACCTCCAATAGCTTCTTTACTTGGAAGTTTAGAGGCTAGACTTCCTATACCACTTTTTAACATACTACCAAAATTACCAAAACCTGCTTTTCCACCAAAAAGAGTAGGAGCAAAATAAGCTCCACCTGCTAACAAAGCAGCTTTACCTAAATCAGATTTAGCAAATTTTTTAATACCTTTAGTAACACCTTTAAAAGCTTTCTTTACAAAACTTCCTAATCCATATTGTTGTCTTGGTTGTTGCATTCTTGATATTGGCATTACTCTGAACTTGCTCCTAATGGTGGCATTGCTGCTACTTTAATTTTTAATGATCTTGTTATATGTTCTTTTTGAGTATCTGTTTCAGGATTAGCAATATCATCTTCTGCTTCTTTGTCTGAGTTGTACTCATAATTAGTTTGTGTATTTCTTAATACTACTTCTGTTTCACATTTAACCACTGGTACTTTTTTACCATTGATTATTGTATATGCTACTTCTGCTTCTTCTTTAAATGCCATATTATCCTCCTCCTGGTCCTGGTGAGACACCACTGTCAGCTATATATACTCTACTAACTTCTAGTAAAGCTGTTGTTCCACTTATACCAGATGTTACAGAAGTTGCAATTCTCAATTCATCTGATTCTTCTAATACTACAGACCCTTTTAATAGGTTACAGATAGTAGGTCCAGTGATATCTGCATAAGCTATTAGAAACTGTGTATTAGAAGAGCTATCGTAGATATACACTTGTACTACTTTATTACCCGTTGTATTCGTTATTTGAATAGTTTGAAAAATAGCTCTAGCTTCAGTTGGACAAGTATATACTGTCTCAGCGCTAGTTCCTGTCGGTGCATAAAATGCGTTTTTATATACGTTTGCCATTAGTTTTGTACATATAATATGTTTAGAGAAGCAGATACATTAAAAGTTACAGAAGCTGAACTAGATTCAGCTCTAAACTCTACATCTGTTTTCTCAGTTAATTTAATTGGAAAACTATAATCTTGTAAATGATTTCCATCTGTTAATACAATTACTTCTTTTGTGTTAAATACTCCACCAAAAGGTCTTGCTACTAATACAGTTTTTAAAACAGCAGGAGTATTTGAACTATTTCCTGTTGAGATATTTGTTTGATAAATATAAGCAGTGTAACCAGCAGGTACTGTCCAAAATGCTTGTAATGTTTGATTACTACCATCTCCATTAATTGTTGTATAAATATTCGCAGGCACTCCTGATGTAACAGTTCCTGTTCCTACATAAATAATTCCAGCATTTACTCCACCTGATCCTGCTGTTAGAACTATAGCTCTATTCATTCTAATATAAGTATTAACGGTAGTAACTGCTGTTTGACCATTTAAAGTTATAGTTTCACTAGCTTCATTATAACTTGCATCTAATCCAGAAATTAAAACAGTTCTTGCACCTGTTCCAGCAGAGGTATCATTTACATCCGAACTTGATACTGTCATAGTTGATGCACTTGGTGGATAAGAGTAAAGTCCTCCTTGTTGCCAAATAGTTTCTATACTATTTCCAACAACTGCATTTTGTCCGAATTTATAGACTTGTTTGTAGCTAGGAGATAAAGCTCCACTAGAAACATTAAGATCAAAAGGGTGTTCAAAGTTTACATTATTACAACCCATTAACAATCACCTCCACTACCACCTTTAAACCATGCATAACGTTCGTTGTCTTCTTTTAAATCCTGTAAGTATGTAGAGTTTAATTGTTCTACAATTAATGCAATTGCTCTTTGTATTTGTTTTTGATTTGATACATCATACTCTTCTTTAGGTTCAGGTAATCTTACAACTATTTTAGCCATTATCTTCTACCATCCGGTTGAATATCTATTCTTAAAGTTCCAAAACGCCAAGACTCACTAACATCAGTATTTTCTATTTTAATATTAACAAATCTTCCTCTGGCCCTAGTGTCTTTTTTATCAGTACTAGAGTTAATTGTAAATGGACTTAAAGCTGTTGTTGTTTCTGATTGTTGAGGATAACGTTTAACACCAAGTGTTACTTTAGCATTACCTTGAAGGTCTTTGAAATCTGGCACAAATCTTCTCATAGCTAAGAATACTTCACCGGCAATACTTGGTCCAGAAGATCTGCCTTGAGCATCTTGTTGTCTTGCCTGTAAATCAAAGTCATATGATTTTACAAAAGATGTAACAGTAGTTGTACTACCATCAGGATTTACTTGATCAGTTCCAACCTCATGTTCAAATAAAGTAGTTTGACCTAAACCTGATTCACCAACAATAACTGGAAAAGTACCTGTAGCGGAGTCATTAAATTTAGTTGCAGAGGGTTTAGGGTAAACAGTTGCATCAATCCATGAAGTTCTTGATTCTGTTCCAATATACCAAACACCACCTTTCATAGATTCTCCATAATTAAATACAACGTATTGATCATTATAATCAGAACCTTGTGATGGGTAGTACCAAACAACTTCAGTGTATAAATTATTTAAACCCGCATAGACTTGTTGACCTTTTGTTGTATCTGCTTGATCATAAACATAATCTTCAACAGAACAAGGTAAAGATTTAACTGTACCATCAAACATAAAGAAACCATTATTAGACATCCAAAACGCAGCTCCGTCTATTTCAACAGCTGCATTTTTACCAATCAATCCACAGTTAGTACCAACTTGTTCAAATCCAAATGTAAAAGGTGCACCAATAAATTTCATTGCATACAAAGCATTATCCGTCCAAACAAGAATTGTTTCTTTTGCTTTTAAAGAACCCATAATCCGTGTTCCGTCCTGCAATCTTTGTGTACCAGCAGTATTAGTTGCTGTTGGTGTATATAAATTTATGTTTTCTTGATCCGAGAATCTTATAAACATATCATCTTGTGTTGTTGTATCTCCAATAATTGTTTCAGTTCCAAGGTGAATTAAGTGACGTGTGGTAGGTGAAACTAATGTAACTCTTGTTGCTGTTGGATTACTTGTAGTCTCAAATCCTGTTGTAGTAGTAGAGGCTCTTGTTGTTAATCTTGCAGCAATACCTGCATCCCAAGTAAATGTTTTACCATTTGCAATCGTTGCAACTAATACTTGACCAAAATTACTTAATGACCAAAGACCTGGTTCAAGACTAACATCAGATGCAGAAGCTGCTTCTCCCCATGCACCATTGCCCCAGGTATCAATACCCCAACCATAACCATAAGATTGTTCTGCTGGACCAACTTGTTCATAAGGTATTACATCCATACTTCCACCCGTTGAAACAGTTGCTGTAGCATTAGAACTTTGTGTAATTGTAAATACTGTTGTTGATGTAATAGAAGTTACTTGAAATAATTTATCTTCAAAATCAGAATCAGCATAACCAGTTCCTCCTGGTAAAGTTACATTATCTAATAATACAATATCACCAGAACTTAAACCATGAGCAGAGCTAGTAGTGATAGAACAAACAGCTGATCCACTTGTTGTTGCAATAGTTGAAGAGGATAGTGCAGCTTTTAAAGGTGTGATGTCATAGAGTTGACCTTCAAAATATATAAGTAAAAATTTATCTGTTCCAATTGCAATGTATCTATTTCCTTCTAAATCTACAAATGCAAACTGACGTCTTGCAACACCAACAATAGTATCTGTGACAAGTGATGACCAACCACCTACTTTTTCTGGTAGTCCATATCTAAATCTAACATTGTCACAATCTACCCATCTGTTTTCTGCACCAGATTCGGTATCTTGTTTATCAATTCCTGGTAAGACTTTAAAATCAATTAGAGCCATGGTCCATGCTCCTATATGTTATCTTTATAGATCCAGCCTCTAGTTGCATTAACATAGACTAATGTAAATGCTGCCGAGTTTGTAGATACTACTAAATCAGAAGCAGATCCTAAAATATTAGAACTATTTCTACCTATTGTTAAATTGTTAGATGCAAATGCATTACCACTATCTATGAAATGCACTTCATTACCAATTGCAGGAGATGCTGGTAAATTGATAGTAACAGGTGTACCAATACCAGACCCTGAAGTGTTTATTAATAATTGATCACCATTAACTGCTGTGTAAGCAGCTGAAGGTGTATAGTATCCTTTAGTTTGTAGTTTGCCTGTAATATTTGTTCCATCAGAATATAAAACTGTAGTTGATCCAATCGGTAAAACAAGTCCTGTTCCTGAAACTGTTTTAACTGTTAATGTATAATTAGATGTTGATCTTGTTGTTGCATCTTCTACAATAAACACTCTTTCAGCGCCATCTGGCATAGTTACTGTTCTATTAGCAGTAAGTGTTCCTGTTAATTTATAATATAAATTTTTACCATTTGCTGTTGCATGGTTAGCTAAAGATAGAGCAACATCTGCTGAACCCACTGCAAGTGATAAGTAACCACTAGCTGCTTGTTCTAAAATTTGTAAGTTTGTGTTTGTAATTGTACCCCAGGTTCCTGATTTTTCACCTGTGGTTATAAGTTCTAATTTTAAATCTGTTGATGTACTTGATGCCATAATTCTCCTACGGATTATCTGGGTCTATTGGGACCCATATTTGATTCACACCTGGTGGAATCGGATTCCATGATATCACACTTACGGGGTTAGTTGCAAGGTTTATTTGATTACCAGTTACAGGAACTGTTATAGGTAAAGCAATAGTAGTATTACCCACTGTAATATTTAATCTGTTTCCTGTTACCGCTACAGTAAAATCCTGTATGTAAGGACTTGAAAAAGGTGCTGCTGAAAATGATGTTGATCCAAATAACATAATATATCCTTACGGGGTTTGTATCCTTGTCCAAGTTTGATCTACTCCCGGTAGTATACCATCCCATTTCTTAATGTTAACAGTAGATGTTCCAATATTAAATTGATTACCAGAAGGTAAAGCGGTTGCTGCAGCAGTGATTGTTACTGTCCCTGTTGCAAGATTAGATTGTTTTCCTGTAACACTGACCACTGCATTTGCTTTAGCAACTGCATTACCAATTGTTAAATTAGCTCTTGATCCAGTGACAGAGAAGTTTGCATCAGCAGATATAGTGACATTACCTGTACCAATATTTGCTTGTGATCCATCTGGTAAAACAACTGCCGCTGCAGTAGTTGTTACATTACCAAGAGATACATTTGCTCTGTTTCCAGTAACTGGAACTGTAATATTAACTTTACTTTCAGCATTACCGATTGATAAATTAACTCTTGATCCTGTAAGAGCAACTAATGCATTTGCAACAATAGTTGGGTTACCAGTTGTAATACTGATTTGATTACCATCTACACTGACATTTGCATCAGCAGTGATAGTTACATTACCAACTGTGAAATTAACTCGTTGTCCTGTAACACCAACGTTTGCATCAGCAGTGATACCAACTGTGCCTGTGTTTAAATTAAATCGATTACCTGTAACTGGAGCATCTATATTAACTGCAATACTAACTGTACCTGTTGATACATTAAACCTGTTTCCTGTTACACTTGAATTAGCATCAGCTGTAACTCCAACCGTTCCTGTACTAGTATTGATCCGTGATCCATTGACATCTACAAATGCGTATGGAGGAATGCCTTGTGAAGCAAAGGCTGCTTCAGAGAAAGCCGTTGCACCGAAGTACATGGTCTATGCTCCGTTGTCGATGATGTTATTGCCTTCTATCTCGGCCCATTCTTGTATTGCTTGGTAATCTGTGTTTTCTTCGTATAGTGGTACTGATTTAACTCTGTTAGAATTTACATAAGTTACTTGATAACTTACAAACTCTCCATCTAAATAATTTTTAGTAACTGTTTCAATCATAATTATAACTCCGCATCAAATGCTAAAAAAGCACCTGAACTATTTGTAAATAAATACCCTGCTTGACCTGCAACACCACCTGCCTGTGATTGGTTTATTAATGTTATTGATGTTAAACTAATATTTCCATCTGCAAAAAAATCATTTAAATTATTAAAACCACCATTTCTTCTATGTTGATAAGCACCTGATGCTGTTGCAACCTCTAAAGAGGCTCTTGTTCTCATTGAAACTGGAAAATTTACCACAGTTCGAAAATCACTACTATTATACATTAAACCAACTCCTATATTTTCAGCACCAGTTGAATGGTCTGCTTTTAAAAAATAATACCTCTGACATCTTTGTAAATTCACATCAAAAGGCAAGAACTCAAAGTCGCTTGCAACTTGACCTGCCTCTAACTGGACTCCAGTTATATACCATTCATTACTTGTACTGTCGGCAAGGTTGACTTGACCTACAACTCTATTTGCGTTTGTGCTTGTATTCCAAGATGTATTTAATGTTCCAGATGTATATGAACTTCCAGCACCTAACCACCAACTCAATCTTAAACTGTTTCCATTATCATTATCAAAAGCACCTGTTGTATCACCAGCAAAAGTTATTGTTTTCTTTTCCCAAGTATCAGCACTATCTATTGTATATGATTTAGAAATTTGTCTTGCATTATCACCATCATAAAGTTCACAAATATAAGTTCCAGTTTTATTAGACTTAACCCAAAAAGATGCTGTAATACTTTCTGCAGATGAAGTTCCTTTTTTTAAATATTGTAAATTTTGACCTTCAAAACTTTGTCTAAAATATAAAGCACTAGCAGAACTTAAACTTGCATTTGCAGTAGTACAATCTAATTTTGCAGATTGAGTAAAACCTTGACCAGCTGGTACATCTGTTGATTGTGATTGTGTCCATGTTCCAGCAGTTGATACTGTGAGAGAAAATCTATCTAAACCATAATTAGCACCACTTGAAATTCCTGTAAATGAAGTTCCTCTTTG